TTCCACTGCACTTTTTCGATGAGATGGGCATTCTCCTCGTGCGTGGCCTCCCGTGCCCCGTTCGCCACGGCCTGGGTGGCCGTTCTGACCTCCGTGTCGGTCCACTGCCTGGCCCGACCCAAGACACCGTCCTTGTATCGTGCCGATGCCGTCCCGCGCACCCGGCGGATGATGCTGTCGGCCGTCTCGCCGTTCGCTAACCCGATGTTGACTTCCCGTTGGAACCGCGTGAACGTGTTTGCCGCAAGCAAGTCGAACCGTCGGCCAAGGGTGTGCCCGTTGATGGGCTGCCTGTAGACCAGCCGCTTGAAGGTCTTGTAGTCGGGTATCTTCGACCGGAAGTCGAACTTAAGCTCCTTGCCCAGCGCCGTGATGGTGAACTGAGCCTCCGCTAGCGCCATCCGGTAGAGCTGACGGGCAAAGTCCCCCCGAGCCTTCCGGAATCCTCCGAATAGAATCCCCTTCACTTCATCCATCAGCCGGGCGTAGGCCACGCCCTCCTGAGCATTCACTCCCCGATGACTAAACCCGAGCACCCGTGATTCGACCTTGTCCATGACCCCAGGGGAGACCTCGGCGTTGAGATACGCAATCACCTCCCGAGCCTGCGCGTTCTCAAGCCGCGACAGGCTAATAGCATGGCGAATGTAGGCGTCAGCCAGGGCCTCGTTGACCGTGGCTTCCGTGCCGACTTCCATGCGAGGGAGGTTGGGGGACATTACTTACGCTTCCAGCTTTCCTTCTTCAGCGCAAACCGCCTCAGACACCTCAGACACCGGACACGCCGCCCCCATCGCTGAAATCGCGTGGTCATCCGGCATTCCGGACACCAGTGATTCTCGACGAGACGGGGCATGGCTGCCTCCGTTCACGCTATCCATTCCCCCTCAATGTCGTCCTCGTCTTCATCATCCGGGTCGTCTATCCACGGGTCGTCGCCTGGGTCGGTCGCCAACACGCCCCAGAAGAGCAAGTACACGCCAAAGATGGCAAGAAGAATGGCGAGGTAGGTCATTCCTCGTCCTCCTCTTCCTCTTCCTCCTCGTCCTCATCCTCCACCACCGGCGGTATCAAGGACGACAAGTCCGGGCCTTCTTGTTCTATGCGTTCGAGGATCTCTTCAATCTCGGCCGACTCGCTCAGAACACCACGCCGCTTGAGTTCAAACAACGCCGTCTCTCGGTCAATGTCACCCGCCTGGCGGAACTGCCTGATGGTATCGAGGTCAGTGCTGCCCGCCGTGCCCAGTGTGAAGTCGCTGTAGACCTCAACGCTCGCATCTTCCGGCAACTCAATCCCGCGCCACCTACTAGCCACCCAGAACAGGTCAAGCAAGAACGCCTCAAGCAGCTTCACCGTCATCTGCACCCAGGACTGGCTCTTGCCCTCGTGGATGGCGTTGGCCATAGCCGTCTGGTTGGTGGCACTGCCACGCTCAAGGTAAGGCGACATCGCAAGCACACGCATCCGGCCCTCGATCTTGTCCAGCTCATCCCGGCCTGCATCAACGGCCATGCCCGTGTGCTCGACCCACTTCATGTCTGCACCCTCTGGAAGCACGACCATTCGACCAGCCCCTGCCGTGAAGGATCTGACCTGGTCCTCGCTCGCCCCGGTAACCATCAGCACCGGACTCGACACAACATGAATGACGTTGGCGTAATCACTCGCTATCTGCCAGTGCTGGAGGTTCAAGTCAGCGAGCCCCCATAGCGGTGGCTTGGCTGTCATGAAGCCCGTCTGGTTGGTGTAGAAGGTCCTGAACGGCACGCCATCCGGGTAGGTGTGCGGGGTAGGTGGAATCTCCAGCATCCACTCCCCGTCATCCATAAGGCGATGGACCTCGAAGTCCCTCTCCCGATAGACCCGAACACGCTGAACCGTCACCTCGTTATAATTACCAACCCTCTCTGTGCTCTCCTCGTGCAACCGCACCTCTGCGGGCACCTTCACCCCGCTCGGAAGCCGCCTCGACTCCCATCCCCACACGTCCCTCGACTTGTAGTGGATGAACACAGGCCGAAGGCCGAGCGTCTGCTCTTCTCCCATGGACTGCCCGCCGCCCGTGTTGGCGTAGTCAACGAGAACATGAGTAAGGCCGACGCTGCACCCCTCGTCAAGAACGTCACGAGCGAACATGGTCAGATTTCGGCCAGTCAGGTCAGCATTGTCAACGATCTCAAGCAACGCCTCCGGCATGTTCTCAGAGACGGTCACCGGCTTGGCAAACGGCTTGCCCGCCATGCGCGTGATAGCGTCGTCATAGGCCGGATAAAGAAACGACCTGTCGCGTCGATACCGCCATTGCGTGTCCTCTTCCTTGGCGTGCTTCGGGAGGTAAGTCTTCCCCAAGCTACGCAGCGCCACCGTCGTCCCCCTCAGTGCGTCAATCTGATCCCAGTAATCCGCCTTCATCTGGTCGTAGGCGAGGGACGTTGTCGCCACGGAGTCTTTAGCCATTAGAAGAACACCTCACTGGTGGCGACTTGCAGACCGCCGACGCCGTGTCGTTTGAAGATGTAGTAACCAAGCGCATCCGTCAGGTGCGTCAATTCGCTTCCCACGCCGCTTGTGGGCTTGAGCAGCTCGCCGCTGCCACCCTCAATGACGCATACCCCCTCGAAGTCATCGACAACGTGAGCGGCCGTCTCTGGGTCTACAACGAGGTGATGCCCGCCGTCTGCCGTCTCAAGACGAGCGTTGACTGCGTTGACCCTGGCCCTCTCGGCCGGGTTTCTGCGCTGGACGTTCCATCGAAGATCGAACTCACCTCGAAGCTCTGCCCTGACGATGTCCCAGTCCGATCCTGCCACCTTGGCCGAGCCCCTCGCCCCGCCCGTAGCGTCCCCGTAGATGTGGACCTCACCCTTGTGCTTGCCCCAGTCGCTGACAAGCCGCCGACAGACAATCCGCGTGTTCGAGTTGCGCGGAACCCAGACCTCGCCGATGATGGCCGTTATCCCGTCCTGCTCCTGCACCACCGCAGCTACGCCCGGGTCAACGTTGAAGTCGAAGCAGAAGACGAGGGGCTTGCTCGGGTCATACTCAAGCGGCTTGCAATGCACCCGCCTGTCAAACGGGTAGTAGGCCCGCCCCTGGTAAGTGTCCCACGACGCCTCGTATTCCTGGGCGTAGGTGAGGGGGTCCAGCTCGCCCTTGGCCGCCTCGATCTCTTCGGGGTCGAGTATGTCCTCTGAAAGCCAGTGGAACGCCTCCCAGTCCTCAAGCGCAGCCGCACCGTCATAGAGGCGCTTGAAGTGGGGGGCTGCGCGAGGAATGCCAATGAACCACGCCCAGCCGGGACGCCCGGGGGTAGACAACGCCGGCCGGACATGTCGCGTCCACGCGTCCGGCTTCATCTCTGAGTATTCGTCAAGAACAATCCCATCAAGCGGGTGGCCCTCGATACGCTGCGGCTTGTCCATGCCCGCCACGCGGACTGTAGTGCCCGTCACGAGGCGCACGGTAAGGTCTGACTCCCGAATCGCTGAAACGAACTTGGACGGCGTAAGGGCCTTCAGATCGTCCCAGAAGATGTCTCTGGCCTGCTGATGGGTAGGGGCAGCGGCAGCGTAGAATCCGTCAAGGAACTCACTTCGTTCGTGGTGGGTCAATGCCTGCTCGACGATGAACCGCTTGGCGATCTCGGTCTTGCCTGAGCGCCGGCCCGCGCCCGTGACCCGGAAGCGTTCTCTTGCCGTCCAGAGGCGGGCCTGCTCGGGGTGATAGCGCAGGGGATACCACCGGGGAGTAGGCTGGGACGAGAGCTTCGCCTTGGCGATCATTCAGCGTCCCCTGGCACACTTGAACGCATCCCGCCGGCGCAGTCCCGAATAGCCTTGGCGATGGCCTCGGGGGAGTCGGCGTGGATGTGGAGGGCGGGCTTGTCGCCGTAGACCTCCGGCCGATGGCACTTGAGCAAGAAGATGGCGAGGGTGTCGGCATACTTGATGCCTTCGTCCACCTTGACGCCCTTGGTCGCACGCCTGAAGCACTCTTCGGCCAGCGTATCGACCGCCACGTCGATGGCCAGGTCCCACTCCTCGGCGAAGTCAGGGTGGCGCTCGCGGTAGGCGTAGGCGTTCTGACGTGAGGTCTTGGCGGCGATACAGGCAGCGGCGACGTTCGGGCCGTCTCGAAGGCGGGTGAGGAAGGTCCGGGTCCACTCGGGGCGCTTTTTAGGGGTCAATCCCCTTGACCCGTTGCCGTTACCTGCCATACTTGCCCTTGCAACTCGGATGGTTCATGCCAAGTCCCGGGGTCACCCGGGCCGAAGTCATGCCCTTCCGTTGTTGTCCGCTAGCCCCTGGGATT